CGATACTGACGATATTCAGACCTGAATTGTGCATCCTCAAATATACATCGTTGTTCTTTTTGATGTCACCGTTCATAACTCCGAAACCTTCAAACATTGGCTTTGAGTTGAAGAAAACAGGGTCCAACATTGCAGCACAAACAGCCAAATAAATCGGCATGTCTGGGAAAGTCTTTCTTGTGATTGTCATGGTCCTTCGTGAAATATCCCATACCGGAATATAAACCTCTTTTTTACATTCCTTGACTGTCAAGTCTCTGTCTGTTCTTCCTCCGCCTATACTTTTTGCCTTAAAGTAATTTCTTATAACCTTCTCAGCCTTCTTTGATTTGATTCTGTCATTATCACGATTTAGTAAGATTGAAGACACTGTTTCTATCCCGATCTGGATATATCCTTTTCTCACAACATCGAGCAAATCACTGAGATACCAACGGTTCAACTCTTCAGCATCGTAACCTAGAGCACAACTGAAGGCTTGCAATGATCCAACCCCGGCGCCGGAAAACACGTCGAACTCATTGACCAATTTTCCAAACTTGCCTTCAAGTCTATGCTGAATCACTATTTGCCCGATTGTTCTGGTAAAATATGACTGATCGAATGAAAGGGCTTTTCCTGCAAATTTCTTGTTCAGCGTTTCTTGACTCGCTTGAATTTCAGCCCTGAAATATTGATTCCCGGCAATGGACTTTTTAACGGGTGGGGCCTCGTATGTTTTTGGTGCTGTAGCGGACTGCTCTTCAATAATAAAAGTGTGGCTTGAACCAATCAAATAACCATCCTGACAAGTGCATTCAGCAATGTCGTCTTCCGGTATTAGAACAATTTTAGGAGGCAATAGTCCGGTGCCGGATGTACACCTGATATATATCGGCGTACCCGCAAAATCAGATTTTACTCTGAAGATTCGATCATTCTGAATCTTGATGCGGAATTCTTGCCCTAACTGTATCTGTTTCGATTGCATCATCAAGCTCGTTTATCATTGTTTTGATCTGGTTTTCTTCTGTTGAATCTACCAGGTATGAAAAATAACATGCTACGTTCTGATTTACTAATGTTTCGTTTGAAAAAAAAGCCTCTTTCTGGTTGCTGTGACTTATTCTGAGAATTCCACCATTAATATATAGGTAATGGTGGCCGTCAAAAATGAGACCTTTTGTCTTTGGCGTGATATCGTTTAACTCTTTTACAAAATCCGTTACTTTTAGTGGGCTCGCAAATGCACCGGTCCCGAATAATCTATCATTCTCAAAATACTGAGGGGGAATATTTCTATCAGGAGTCTGTGATTGTTCCCTGATGTTTGTGGCCTTCAATCCATTTTGCACAGTTTCCAAGTACCAAGGATTCCTTGTCGGGTTCTTTTTCTCTGGTCTTGATTTGTATGTGGTTAATAGATTTTTCATATTATAGTTAAAACTTGCTCAGCGTGAAAAAACGTTGCATTTTTCTTATCAACCAATCTTTGATACTTTTTCTTGGCGCGTTCAAGTCTCGTTATATAGCATCCAAACGCAAGGTTAAAAAAGAAACCGTGCTCCCTGACTTCCCATAACCACTCACTATATAAGTTATTTCTAGCTACAAATTCAACCCCAGTATCTCGTGGTCTTATTTCCATACCCCACTGACCATCTATGACTGTTCGCATTCTTCTCGCAGTGTCAAGTGTTGGTGGAAACATGTGACAACCTTCACTGAAATATCCCATAATTAAGCCGCCTGCTCACGTTGTTTTTTCCGGGCAAGAACAGTATCCGGATGAGATACGCCTGTTATCTCGTCGTAAATTGCTTGTGGCCAACATCTATCTTGAATATCAGTTCCAGCATGATGTCTTTCACCTGCTCTTTTCCCTTTGAAAACTGTAACCGGTGGGTCATTCCATTTGATTATCACACCTTCAAGTCGCTTGTGATCTGATGCCCCTTTGGAATTTGCAAATGATCTCACCCTGCCGTCTTGACGTGTCCTCCATATATATTCAGTAACCCCGGACTTTCTTTGCCTTGCCTCTTCTATGTTAGCTGTCAGCTTTCCGATTTGATCACGGGCTATCAATCGAGCTCTGTTTTTTGCAGCGCCGGTTAACTCTTGGATTTTTTTCTTTGCCGATGCCGTTAACTCTCCTTTCGTGACAGCCTCTTCAGTTATTCTTTGGATGTCAGAAAAATATTGTCCGGGTACTGTTTTTATTAGAGAGACATTTTTTTGCAAAGAGTCCTGAATGAATTCGTCCACGTTTAATTGTGCTGGCAATGGTTTAGTTCCGGTCTGTCTTTCAAATTCTCTCACAAATTGCGTTTCTGTTTTCTCTTTGACTCTGTTTAAAAATGGCTTCACGGTCTTGCTTATTGATCTGGTAAAAATCTCTTGCCTTGGTTCTGAGTCTGGCGTTATTGTTTCCCCGTAAAACATGCTTTTCATTCTTGCGATCAATGCCGCGACCAGTGTTATTCCTGCCAGATCTTTAAATTGTACGTCGAATCGTTCCTGTTTGTGTCCGGTTAATCTATCGAGTTCAGGGAGTAAAACATTTTTTGTGATTTCATCAATCTTGTTTATTTCCCTGATGATTGATTTTCCAAATTCCAGTTCGATTAATCGATTCTCAGGCGGTTCTTTGAACTTCCTCGTCTTCCGCCTTTTCTGTAACTGGCTCTTGATCCTCTTCGATTGTGATTTCGTTGGCATCTGTTTTATACTCTTCGTTGACGAAGTAAGACGTTGCTACTTCTCGGTTCGGAGCACATTCTCTACACAAATAGAGAGCCACGCCGAGCTTATCTTCGAATGGACTGATTATCGCTTGCCATCCCCTTTCCGCTTTGAATTCTTTCTCACACTTTGAGCAGGTTTTCCATTCTCTCAGAGAAAAGAACTGTTTGAGCGTATTCCAGTTTTCAACTTTTTCGCGTTTCATTATAATACCGTTTGTTTTTTGATTCGCTTTCTTTGTGCTTCAGTTGTCATGCGCTCGGTGTTGTCGCTTCTGGATAAATAATTTTGCCGTCGGGGCCGACTGTTACAGTTATAGTATCTAGCGTCAAATCACCTACCCAGACAGATGGAGTGATGACAGGGGGATAAATACCCCACCATCCATTGGCGTATTTTGGATCGATCTCCCAATATCTGCCTGGATGGAACTGTTTTTGATATTCTTCAAACGGTGTTGATGCATGCTTACAATTGCACTCATTAACGTGCGGAGCTAATCCCTTTCCGCATATTGGGCATTCCCATCCTTTCATCATAAGTCCTTATAGTCTGCACTGGCAGAATCTGGAATTGCCTTCTGAGCGCCAACTCCCTCGATGCCCATATCTGAAATCTTGAACTGGACAGTCGCGCCTCTTGGCAATACCCAAAACATGCGGGTGTTAGATGAGTCATACGTTCCGGATACTTTTTGGCCGGTATAAAAAACGCCGCTTAATTCAGCAGGTAAGCTTATGATTTCGGCTGTACCTGTGAGGCTTGCGAGCGCTATTGTCGGCCGTTGACTTGATACAAAAACGCTGACCTCGCACTCACCCGCACCTGACCCCGGAGTAATCACAATCGGCGTTCCCTCATATGTATCTGTGGTTACGTCTGAGACTGTCAGGTCTTCCGGAACATCGAAAGTGTATTGAGTCTTGGCAAGTTGGATTTTATATGATCCGTCATCGATGGCAAAAACTACTTGACCATTGGCGTCGGTCGTTTTGATATCGAGTAAGACGGTTTGAGCTGAATTGAAAACCTTGACCTCGACACCTGCGATTGGATTGGGAACGGTATCGTTGACAGTGATCGTGACCGAGTTGGCACCTGGACCTGATGAAGATGTTTCGACCCATCCAGCGACACGGAATAACCCGGAATACTGTTTTGTGGTGGTATCTTCCATTGTCCAGAAATATTCTGAGAACGCGGTCGGAGGTGTTACAAGATCAGAAAGGGGATAGTAAAAAACTCCAGTTGTGCCAATTTGAACAGCGGTTCCGGTTGTCATTGTTTCCGGGGTTGCAGAACCGTCTTTATATACTGCGACGGTTATCGAATCGCCATCAGTGAAGACGCCTAGAAAAGAATAGACTTTTGATGATGCAAATTCGGAGAGTTTTATTCTATCCATCTTGTTCTATCTCAAAGTTGCAGTTCATTATTTTGGAGGCCATTAAGATCAGTTTGTCACTAGATTTTTTATCAGTCTGCCTGCCAGTCCCTTGAATTTCCACTGCCACGGCGCGGGTATCCTGAACAGCCATAGCAAGGATACTTCCCACCTCGTCAAAATAAGAAGCGCTGTGTACTTATACCTGAGTATTGACAGCCCCCAATTAAGAACCGGCTTGTCATCTTCAATGATGTAGTAGGCGAACAACTTGAACAGTCTATAGTCAATATGTATATTCATGTTTACCTTGACAAAATTGGTTTAGTGTGTCAGTATTCAATCTACTAAGTAGTTTTAGACCGCAAAATAGATGGTAATACGGAATTTTCCATACAGGACATTCAAAACCCTACTTAACAGATGAGGTCGCCATGATTCAGCCCGCGTAATGCGGGCTTTTTTATTTCTGCTCATGCTCATCTTTTGTCGGAATGAACGCAACCGGAACAGTGGCATCTTTTTTGACAAAATTACCGACAAAGGCTTTCTCTGCTCGATTCATATCCTTGCCTTTTTCCTCCAGTAATTTTCCGGCTTTGTCTTCACGTTCAGATTTGAGCTTGTTCTGGTCTTCGATTATCAATGGCATAATTTCTCCTATGACCAAGTTGCTATGGCTACCTTCAGCCATGTATCCGTTGCTGAGCAGATATATAGAAAATCCCCATCCCATGCGATAGTACCTTTTACCCCTGCCGCTCCTGCTGTTGCCGGTGTCTGGGTTGCAACTACTAGAAGATCGGTAGTTAGAGAGTCCGCGCCAACATCATCAACGGTTAAATCGCCGATGGTTTGATCATGTCCGCTTATCTGAGCAAGAACTTCATTCACTTTTGTTGTTCCGTATGTCATGCTTTCTCCTTTATTTTAGTTAACTGTTTTTACGATACACTGTACGCATGTTCTCTGTCAAACATCATAATGAACATTTGTTTACACGCCCTGTAAAACGACATTATCCGGTAGCGTTGCATGTCCGGAAGTTCGCCAAAATTCACCAGCTGCGGCACCAGCTGCCCCCTGTGTCGCCCCTGATGGTAAAAGAGTTGTGAAGTCCAAAGCTGTACCACCTGGATTTACCCTCGGTATTTGACTTGCTACATAAACAGACGGGGTATCTGTCAATCCTGTCCATGTCGTTACGCCTGTACCGCCCCCGCCCCCGCCAGCCGTTGAGTTTGGTATCCTGCCCGTCAAGTCCTCAGTGGCAAACAGTGACCACGTTGTTCCGTTGGCCTCCAATACCATCGTAAATCTGGCGATTAAAAAACCTACTCCTTGGAATGCTTTCGGGATATCGTAGACTGCAAAATTGAAAGCATCTGCAACGGCACTTTCGGGAGAGTTCTTTGAATATGCATCAACCGGCAAGTTGCACATTAAATGCGAAGTCTGCCCAGATTTATTCTGTACTCCCCATACCACAAAACTAAAGCTTGAGTTTGCAAGTGTATTTCCAAGCGCGTCCAACGTTTGAGTATTTAAGTTGTCAGTTGTCGTGTATGCATTTACGGGATGATTAACTATATCGATATCAACAGTCGGCATCGATAGTGCTGGAAATGCCTGTCTATGCAATTGATAAATAACCCCGGCTGTCACTGATACATAAACATTGCTTGGCAGTCCACTTATTGACCCTTTAGCCCCGCTGTCATATTGGGCCTCGAATTGTCTAAGCTTCTCGGTCATGTGAGACAAGTGGCCTTGAAA